TCTTGTAACGCAATCTCTTTCGCCCCGCCCGTGCTTATGCGTTCTCTTATAGAAACATTGAGGAATGTCTTATCGTTCTGGATGAGATACAAAGCGTCCTCTACCTCATTCGTTAATGCCCAGAGCCTTGTCCTCCCTGTTACAGCAGCGTCGTCAAAATAAATAGCTTCACGATGCTCAAAGTCTCCGTCAAAATGGTCAGCACCAAAGTCCCAATAGAGCCAGCAATCCTCGTCTTTTGTTAATTCAGTATGGGTGCATCTGGCAGAAGTTACAGTGAGCCGACTATTCGGGTCAGCTTTGGTGTAAGTGGTCAGGTCTTGGTAAGCCACTAAATATCCTCAACATTTATTTCCCATTCGGTGGACTCAAAAAGCAGCTGTCTTTGCACCCCAATCTGGTTTGAAATCTTATCGCTAATCGGCTCGAATACATTGTTGTTAAAGTCAAGTAGTTCATCCTTGGTTAATTGGGGTTTATAAGGATACCTGTTCTTAATCTTCTGTGGAAACCTGTCCCATTGATTTTGTGCAAGACCGTCCCGACACCACCTTCTCATGCCGTTATTTATCAGTCGTAAAAGCTCTTGGGCACGATAGCAATATTCAGTTCTCTTTCTTGGAGTATCACAGTCTGACGGATAGCTTAATGCCATAGTCCCTCCATTAAAAGGGACAGTTTTTGGCTGCCCCCCTGTTTATTAGTCCTTCTTTATCTGGACTTTACCAGTGCAGGTCAGCTTGTCGTCAACTTCAAGTGACTGAACCGCAGCGAACTTGCAAGACATCAATGCATCCCCTAAGTCTTTGGTAGCATTGTTGAATACTGCGAAACCATAGACATCCTGAGAAGCCGTGTCGCAGGTGAATTGATGCGTAGCCTGAATAGTATCGCCAGCTATCGTTGTCTGTTCTGCCGTCATTGTGGCGGAAGCCCTATCAAGACCGTTGGCATCTATCTCATGGTCGCCAGAACTGAAGTTCTCAAAGTCCTCATCACAGGTGAAAGTTGCGTCTGTGCAAGCGATGTGACTCCAAGCATCAGCAGCAGTGCCTATAGCCAGCTTTACCAGCTCCGCATAGCCTTTCTTAGTTGGATTTTGTTCCTGTGCCATTTCGTACCTCCTGAATTTTTAGTATTATGCTCACAGCAAGCGTAACGGGATTTATTCGACCTTCCCTGAAACTTACTGGTAATCTTTTGTTGCGGTGTTTCTCGCAGTATCTAACCCGCCAGGCATCGTACTTTTCAAGAAACTTAAACTTGCGACTTTTATCAACGCTAATAAGCCTGCCGTCTTTTGTTTCATGTCTTGATTCGTAGCTGACATTTAAGCCAGGAACTTTACCCATATCAGTCCGTTGGGTACTCCTCATACCTATCAGGTACGACCAGTTTATTAAGCTCTTCGTAATATAAGGCTAATTGAGCCAAGCCCCATGACTGCATATTGCCAGCCACGCCGGGAGCTTTATTGACTTTGTTTATCTGTGTCCTCGCTTTGGCAATCGCAGCCTGACCGCAAACTCCTAAGACCAAAATCCTCTCCAGATTAGGATTTAAGGTTGATGCCGTATCTGATAGAGAGTGATATTTCTTACAGTAGAGGTAAACATCCGCAACCGATGATGGCGCAGTGTCGAGCTCCATCCTTAAAGTGTCCCCCCACACATCAAACTGCCTGAATTTACGAGGTTGTTTATCTACCGGGTATTCCGCCTCTTTGACTTCAAGTAAGTCGTCTATTGAGCTAAGGTCAAGCTCTCTTGATGACGCAGTGGTTGTCAGCGTTTCCTTCACCTCATAAGGTGAATACTTGGACATCTCGATAAGGCAGTCAGCGATATAAACATCGAGCTCATCGTCAGTCCATTTATAATCCTCACTGGACGATACTAATTCATCGTTCAGTTTTTGCCTTGCGGTAGTACGAATCCCGCTTAATAATCTCATTTATTTCTCCTTGACATTGCTTTTACAATAATCAATAAGCTGTTCCTCAGTCATAGAGTCAGCCATCTCAGCTGCCTGTTCGGAATATGAACGAGGCGTTTCCCCTCGCTTGATTGATAGTGCGATACAAGCCAGTGTCTTTTGACCCTCCGAATAGGGCATTATCCCCTCCTTACCACGTTATTAACCCATCTCCCGAACGAGTTAAAGTGTGTGGTATTTTTACTTCCTTATGTTCAATGTCTAGCTTAAAGAAAGGATTTTCAGGTGTGCTAAACAGACATACACCATGAACCCCTACTCTTTGTGCCTCAGCCAGAACTTGCTCTGGATTATCCACGTGCTCTAAAACCTCGCTCAACCAGACAAAACCAAACTCTTTGTCCTTGAAATTCAAATGGTGAGCATCCATTATTGTTACTCCCTCCCCCTCTTTGATATCTATTCCCACATACTCACCTAATTGTTCAAGCGGTTTACGGTATGGCTGAATAATGCCGCAACCAATATCTAATACTTTTTTGGGCTCACAGACTTGAGGCAATAAAAGTAACCGCCACGGTTGCACTCCTTCCATGTTTCTAGGTTGTTTTAATCTCTCCTCAATATCTCGTAAGGTTGGCAGCCAGTATTCCTCAAAAACTTTAGGCTCATCGTATTCTAAGGCTTTCCTTCTAGCTTGATGTTTCCTCTCCCCCATCTTGTTATTCTTCCAATCCCTATAAGCCTGCTCAAGATATTCGAGAACCTCTTTAGGGTTACAGTTAAATTCAAACGAGTCCTGTAAATCCCATTGGGCAAATTGGTCCTTTAATAACCACCCCCCAGCTTGTATCTCTGGTTGTGCAGTGTTATTACTCACGATTGTCGGGCAACCGCAAGCCTGAGCCTCTAACGCTGGAATACCAAACCCTTCACCCTTAGATGGTAGTAAGAAAACGTCCATAGCGTTATAGGCTCTAGCCATGACTTCCGGGGGTATCCCTAATCTCATCTCCTGTTGTTTAGGGAAGACCGTCTTATCTTTCAAACCGAATCCTATCCTTGCTTTTTCAAGGTTAAACCCTAAACTGTCATAAGGCGGAGTGTGCATATACCACACGATATTAGAATGTCTCTTGGCTAACTGGCTTACTGCCCACAAAGAAGCGTTCCAGTTCTTGCGCTTGCAATTTGTAGCCACCGTGCCAATGACAAACTTATCTTCCCACTTGAGAGACTCCCTTGCTGTTTTGCGTAATTCGGCGTTCGGGCTGTAGATACGGCAGTCTACCGAGTGAGGGATATAATAACTATCGAATCCTTGCTTTTTAAGTTCCGCTTGCCCGAACTTTGACATAGCTATCGGCTTGATAATACCTGGACTTTCTTTTAATACTTCTAAGACTCTTGGCGGTATCGGGTCGTGGTCAATCGGTATCCAAGGAGCCCAGTTTAATGACATTGGTGTTCCTTTTAATACCCATATATCAACAAGTGAAATAAGTAAATCAGCGTTCCAGTCTTTATAGTCATTCTCAATATGCATAACGCCATAGCCGTCATGCGGAACATTCGGGTATAAGGGAATATCACCCCAATTAGTTCTTGCGCCACTGAATCCGAAGAAGCAAAAGATAGCTACTTCATACCCTGCTTGCTTTAATTGTTTAGTTACCGATGCAGTTTGTAGCCCATAACCTGAATTACATAATGGACTAGCACTTTGCCATAAAATTCTCATAGTTTCCTTTCTAAAAAGGGGAGAGACCGAAGCCCCTCCCCTTAAAGTCCGATTAACGAATCGGTTTATTGAGCGTCACACAGACGAGCCGCTAACACGTTGTCCAGTGTCTTTACACCACACAGCATATCGATAGACACTACATTCGTCTTGGTTGCCATTGTGTAGTCATAGACTGCACGGCAAGAAAGACCCTTGTAGTTCTCGACAGCCGCTTTAGCTCCACCAATCGGAGGGGCTAAAGGTGCAGTCACCAGAGCAAAGGCGTTCCTGTGGAAAGCCAGGTTAGCAAGGTGGGTGGACTGGAAGGTCACTACAGCGTCATCGTCCTCATCTTGATAAAGCGCAGGACTGATAACACACACCGCAGTAGACACGGTTGCGGTTACACCTGTAGTCACAACGTAGCCATGAGGGTCGCCAGCAATCTTGAGGACATCGCCAGCAGTAACGGTTGCACCACTGGCAAGGGCATCAACAGTTATACTGGTAGCTGCTTTCACGCCTGCCCCTTTCAAGGCACCTGCTAAGTCGCCGACTAATGAAGAGTCTACGGTATGCTCAGAGATGTTCTGATCCATGTAGAAGTCCATCCCCATCACGCGCCCCATAGAGCCTTCTTTCAGAGCCTTCGTGTCACCACGCTTCTCAGCATGTAGAAAAGCGTCCAGAGCAATATATCTGGCTTCAGTTGTTGGGTGAAGCACAGCATATCTTTGGCTCATCGGGACTTTCTGTAAGTTAAGTTGCTCTCGAAGTTGGGCAATGTCGCCTACAACCTGAGTCGTAGCCGTAACATCGGTATGCCCACCTATATCCACATATAAGGCTGCCAATAGCTCGTCCACTCTCTGTGCCATAGCTCTCATCGCCGGGGCAATTAACTGCTCTGAAAAACTCACAACGTCCAGGCTTAGTTCTGAGGTCGTTACTTCAAAGGACACATCCAGATGATTGTCAAGCACTACTTGCACGCTAGACTCAGTAACAGCCTGAGCAGTAGCGGTGTCAGCGAAGGTATCCACAGTAAAGGATGCTGGCTTGCGAATAGTGACTGTTGAACCAACCTTTTGGAATTCCTTTGAGTAAGCCCTATGAACCAAGCTCGCAAGGACTGTCTCATTCTCCAGAGCCATCAAAGCCTCTTTTGCGATGATGCTCGGGGTAATTAGAGTATTACTCACTTAGGGTTTCTCCTGTTAGAGATTTTGTTTAGAGACGGAGACGACCTTTATTACGCCGTCTTTTCTTGCTTTTTCCTCCAGGCGATGTACTGTTCAGGACTCATTTTGTCCCGCTCTTCCATCGTTGGAGTACCTTCACCACCAGAGGTCAGGGCAGAATCAGGCGTTAAGTCCTCATCTTCCTTTTCCCCCTCACCAGCTTTCTTCTTGCTAGGTTTCCCTATCTTCGCAGCAACTTTCTCAAGTGCCTCTTCATCGGTTATACCGAGGTCTGCTAAGTCCTCGATATTCAGATGATACTTGACGGCGACTTGGGCTACCGTTGCGTCTGCTTTGGCCTTAGCTATAGCCTCTTTGTCGGCTTTTAGCTGTGCCTCGCTCGTTGCCACCTTCCTCTCCCTCTCTTCGATAGCGGTTGCCCTCTGTTCAAGGTCCTGCTTGCGCTGGTAAAGGTTCAAAAGTTGTGGGTCATCTCTCGCCTTGTCGAGTTCTGCTTCGTCAATCTGACGCTGTAGCGCAGTCAACTTCTTATTCGTTACTTCCGCATCCTGCCTCAGCGATTCAGACGCAGCGTTAGCAGCCTCGAGCTGGTCAGCAAGTTTCTTCTGCTCCCTTCCGGCAGCAGCTTTCGCGTCACTAACCATCTTTGTGACCTGTTGCTCTGTAAAAGTCTTTTCCTTTTTGTCAGAAGTACTCGTAGGCTCGCCTTCAGAAGTCTTCTCGTCCTTTTCGGCTTTCCCAGTTTCGTCCAATGTATAAACCTCCTAGTTTATTGCCTGCTTATGGTGCAGGCTAACCTCTCGACTCTTGTTAAAGTTTTTTGGTTTTTCTTTAATAAGATTTAGACTGTTAAAATAGCCTTTAATAAGCCCGACTTGATGTTTACCTCAGACAAGGTAAGGAAAGCCCATTCTCGTTGATTTTTTAGCCTTAACTTGACAATCAGGCTGTGCTTTGGTATTTTGAATATAGATGGCTATTAAGAAACAGATACTACTTGGTGTTGTTCTTTATGGGTTCTTTGGCTACCTGATAATAGGGACATTTAAGCCTGCGATACTCCTCCCTACTTGGACTCTTGGTGTCTATTTTGCCTTAGCTACGGCAATAGTTATCTGGGCTTGCATAGAGAGGGATTGGAAATTAAGGGGATTAGTAGGGCTCGGAGTCTTGGGCTATGTAGGGGTATGTTTCTTAATCGGGCTACTTCTACTCTGAACACCTATCAGTGCCATAGGCAGGTTTCAGCCCTCTCCACTTCACTAAAGCAGCGTCAAGGTCTCTATTTCCGCACCTAGCCTGTAGCCTGAGAGTAGAGGGTATGTTGTCGTAATAATTGAGTAGATTTTCTTCTTTCACGGTAGGAACTTTCGAGAAATCCCTTTCCTCAGTCCAAATTCCTAAACGAAGCATCGTGTTATAAAACTCTCTATGCTCCATCAGCCAGCGGTCATCTGCATACCAAGTACCCTCAAAATCTTCGGGCTTCTTGGAGAAGTCGGTGTACCAGGTAACATAGTCGTCAATCAATCCTTCAGGGAACTCCGCTTTGTAAGCATCTATTCTATGCTCGTCAGCAACCCATTCTGGATGACTTAGCTTAAATGCTTCTCTGGCTTCGTCTCTAGCTTCATCGTTTGAAATATAATACGGCGAATCCTTGTCCCCATACCCCTCGTATTCTTCCGTCAACTCACGGTTTTTAATCTGCAAGTCTAGGACTTTCGGATTGTCCTCTATCAGCTCACGCCCTAACCAGTCTCTCAAAGGGTCATCGTCTAATAACAACCGCCTCACTTCCCAGCTATTACTCCCAAACTCAGCACTCGTGTCAAGATACTTGAAGTAGTTTTCTATTGAGTCTTTAGGGGGTAAATTGAATTCTACCGCTTTACCCGGTATATCCAATTCGTCAATGAGTTTCTTGACATCGTTGTAAGCCTCTAAGGAATAAATCTTAGCCTGCCCCCACAATGCTAACAGAGCGTTATCTTCAGGATGACTTTTCAGCCATTCTTCCCGGGGGTTCTGTTTGAGTTCGGGATGGTCTTTCAAAAACTCAGCCTGGTCTCTTTTGTCTAACGAATAATACTCCCTGAGTAAAGCTAAAGTCTGTCGGCTAAAGTTGCCT